TCTCCAGGCATCTTCACGCCGCTCTCCCATCGTTAATTCCCTATTAGTGTGCTTCCATTGCAGCAACAAAGGCGACGGCCTCACGATACATTTCGCCTTCTGGCGTTTGCTCAGTTATCAGATCACAGTCATTGGGGTTTTCGACCATTTCGGCATACATATGCCATTGCCGAAGTGCTTGCTTTAAGTGCGCCAGCAATACGCGCTTTTGGCAATCATCGACTTTGCAATTCTCGACCTGCTCCATCGTTAATCCCTTCATGAACGCTTGAGGTACTTCGCGACGATGAACTCAAGCGACACCTCTCGTTCCCTCGGCTCCATCTTGGCGAGCGTGTCTAGAATGACGGCGAGCCGGTTTATCCAATGGTCGCCGTAGTCTTTGACTTTGATTATCTGAGCCCGCTTCTTCGCCATTGCTTTCACATTTCCTATTAGTGCCAGAACGGAACAAACACACCGCACAGAAAGCCCGCGATGAAAACGATTGCGGGGCCTAAGTCGAGTTTTGCTAAATCCCATCGCGTACGCTGCGTTGGGCATGAAGGGCCGGGACCGCCGACACGATGCTCCCTCGCTGGCTTGCCACATATCGTGCAGGGGCCGTCTAGCGCGTCAGAGGAAAAACTGGTCGGCATATAGGTGCCAAGCGGCAATAATACGAAGTCGTGCGTCATCGTTATCCTCTATGACCGACGCGGAAGCTGCATTAGCTTCCCGTGGTCATCGTGGTGTGTCCACCAAAGTGTCTCCAACTCATCTAGACTTGATTTCTTCCATCCGATCTTGAGGCAATAGGCGAGCCATGCCGCGCACGCCTCAATCGCTTTTCTGGATCGCGCCATTGTTAATCCTTCATGACCGATGAATCGGTGCCAAAATCGTCCCAAGCTACGATAGCCTTGCGGACAATATTGGCGGTTGTCTCACAGCCGCAGTCAGGCCAGTCGCACGCCTCGCAACACGCCGCACGGACAGCCGCCTTTAGGCGCTCTTGGCGATGCTCAAAAAGATCGGGCATCGTTAATCTCCCCTCAACAAACGAGCGCGAGCCAGCGCCGCGCCGAAAGTCCACGGCTCCGTCTCGCAAACCGCGTAGTATTGCTCCACCCGACTAAATGTCTCCTCATACATGGGTCGATTAACGTCGCTAAAATCATTGATCCCAAGAGCGTCATAGTAGAAGCAGATCAGGCACCCTTTCATGGCGAGCCAATCATAGGTGCGCTCCGGGTCTTGCGTTTCGAGCCAAGCAATCAAACCGGCACAGCTCGGTGTCTTATTCCAGGTCGGATCGTAAAGCATCGCGTCAACCTCCCCTTATCTCCATGCAGCGCATCACACTCACGGCGTAAACCTGCGATCACGCCCCGCCGGATGATGCTCGTCCCAATCCTCCTCGAAATTATCTAGCAGGCGATACGCATTGATCGCTACCTCGGCCACGTTTAGCCAATACCCCCTGACCGACCGTCCGCTGTGACTTAGCGAGTGGCGGTCATGTAGATCGTCATAGGTCGTCTCGGTCAGCTCCTTGACCAGTACCCGCGCCACCGCCTCAATCTCATCCATCGATAATCTCCCGCTCCACCACTAAACCCTGGATCCGAACCTCGCGCCCAAACCGGCGAGCTTTGGCCGCCGTCTCCCGCGCCATCCGTAACGTCCGCAAATAACCCCACCCGTAAATCGCCCCACCATCCCATACCCGCCATACAACCACCCGCCGCCCACGCTTCCTTTTTAACCGCGCCATCACCCGCCTCCCTTCGGAACCGCCTTCCCTAACCGCCTATACCAAGTCCGCCGTGATACCCCCGCTTCCTCCCATGGCTTCAATGCCGTCAACGTCCTTCCCTTGTCGGCCGCCGCAGGCGGCCCAACCTTAACCTTCGCTCCCTCCGGAATTACCGCCACCGCCCTCGGCTTCCTCTCTATACGAGGATCAAACGCCGCCTCAGATAAAGCCGCCTCAATCCGCTCCTCCGTCCAAGAACTCCCGTCCCCATACCACTTCTCACTGCTCAAACTGTCAGGACGCTCCGCACAAACCCGTGGATTAGCCCGCCACCGCAATACATACTGCGCCCGGTCACGCTCCAATATCGCCGCCTGCTCCCGCACATTCGTAGGCGGACCATCCAAAGGCTCCCTTACCCTCTCTACCCTCTGCGACGGATCATTCCCCATGTGGCACTCCCATCTGTGCCAAATATGATATTGGCACTGGCACAATTGTCAATGGCACTGTGCCAAAAGTGCCAAAATAGTCTCAGAAAATTCCACAGAAATGCAGAAAGCCAATCGGCTCAGAAAATAATAGGAATGTGAGAGCGTTTAGGGTGGTCGCCGTGGCACGCTGGCCGGTCGACCCCCCAAGTCGGTTTCCTGGGCTGCCGCGCGAGCCGAAGCAAATCCGACCGTCACCGCGCGCCGGTCACACTTCCTGTTCTGTAAACAGATGGTATTCGGCTCTAAGCTACTGATCTAGCTAGCCTCGCCGCCGTCGCCCTGCTCATTGGGAAGCGCATGGGAAGCATCGGGTTCATTCGCTTGGTGCTCGATCACGCCCGGCTGTTCGCCAGCCGCGAGCTTGTAACTGCCGTTGACCAGGTCTGCCAGCGAAACATTCACGTTCAACTCTATGTTTTCCTTGAACAATCCCAGGTGCTTGCCGAGCGCATCGAGCGCGCGGACCTTATCATGGAACTTTACCACAGTGCCGTCGCGGCCGGAGCGGATCTCGGAAATGGCTTGTTTCACGTCTTGCGGCAGGTTTTTTGTATCCTTGATTTTTGCCATACCGCGTTTAATTTCAACGGCTTGCGTCACATCGGCAAACCCAATCCGCGCGAGCTCGGCCAGCACGCGCTCAGCGGTCACCTGCGCCCTTGCCGCTACGATCTGCTTTAATTCGATTATGCGTTCGGCTATTGCTGGCACCTGCGCGAGATTAGGGCCGTTGTTTCCATTTTCGCTATATCCTGCGGTGACATAGCTCTCGGTCATAGACTTGCCGCGCGCGACGTGCTGCGCGAACAGTTCATGCTTAGTGTTATCGAGCATTGGCATAGTGATCGGGCGGTAAAATAAAAACCTTTGTTGCGGAGGTCAACTGTTGGCGAGGCTGATAGGACTAAAATCCGTGTGGCAGTAATATCACTATATTTATTTATTCGGGTTCTATGTATGTTCCATTGTGAGCCATTGACTATCATTCTTACGCTAGTATGCTGATTGCACGTTCGCATTGCCGTGCGGACGCAACACGGGAGATTTTCAATGCGGTTCGATTGGCCTTATCTCACCCTCCGCCCGGATGGCGTTCTTGTTTATGCGGACAGCGGGTTGGCGCTTCGCGACTGCGGCCGTGCATTGCCGCGCTTTGCCAGCACCGTCGCCGCCGAGGCGTTCCTTGTCGAGCATGACATTCGCGGCACCGTTCGCTGATTGCAGCTATGAGGGCGGTTAAAATCCGCCCTCTTGTCGGCAATCCAGCCGCACCCTTGCCGGGGTGCAAATACGGGGAAATCAGATGACACTGTTACCGATACTTACGGACGGCGAGATGGAGCGGTTCGAGAGTGAGTGCTTTGCCGCGTGGCTGAATGTGATTGATGCGCGGATTGGGTACGATCTGCGGCGGCAATCTGGGCTGGCGTCTTGGCGGAAGCTTTTCGACGAGGGCTATGCCGAGAACGAGGCGGCGGCGATCTGCGCGTATTGAAAGGCCGAAAGCGTCTCGGAGGGGACGCTAACACCGTGATGCGGTGTCTGACGAGGGCCAAGGGGATAAGGCGATGGCGACAATTCGACAGTTGATTAAAGGGCCGGAAGCGGAGCTGCGCGCACTATGGACGGCTAAAGGCGTTCCTGCCGCGCAACAAGATGCCATGATTGCCGACACCGTTGCCAAGGCGCAACCGGGGGCGATGGTAGGACCGTTTCAGATTAGCGGTTCCTTGGGCTTGGCGAACCCGCTGGCGCGCGATCAGGCGACCTTGGCCCAACGGAGGGCGGATGCGCCGCTCCGCCCCACGGTCGCGCAAGCCCCGGCAGATCACGGTCTATTCAGTGATGTAGCTGCGCAGTCTGATCTGATTGACGCGGTAAGAAAGCTAGACCGATGACCGACCCCATTGCACACCGCATGTTCACAGTGCGCAGCCCTATTAGCGTGCAAGTGCAATGCTCTTGCGGATGGTGCTTTACCGCAACGCGGCGGCAAAATGCGCTGGCGCGTGCTGCTAAGGTTAAAGCCGCTGTAGCGGCTCATTGGGACGCGGTAAGAAAGGCAGGGGGATGACATGGAACGGGCAGTAGCAATTAAGAAAGTGGCGGCGATACTTGGTCGCGACATGGGCTACCGCGTTGACGCCTCCGCGCCGAGTTCCGATGTGCGGGAAGCCGCGCGCGAGGCGTTGAAAGCCGCAAACGCGGAACGGGACCGCTTGCGAGCGGATCGGGACGCGCGCAAGGCGGCGCTCCTGGCAGCGGATGCGGAATATCAGGCGCTCGTCTTGGCAGCGGATGCGGCAGGCGAGAATTGCAAAAAGCTAATGAGCCTCCTCGGACACTACAAAATCACAGTCGGCATTTCCAACAGCATGTTTTTCCACGTCCGCGCGCAAGGCGATACCTGGGAGCAGGTTATCGCGAAGCTAGGGCGAGGGGCTAATGCCGTTTAACTCGATCACCTATCGGGCGAATAAATATCGCCGCGCGGCTTGGGACGAGCTACGGCAGGCGCGCGAGATTAAGGCGCGCGTTCTGGCTGGCACCGCTTACGAATGGGAGGCGTCGCAAGTGGCGCTGTTCGTAATGCTGGCGCGTAATTCAATGCGCTTGCATCTTGGGTGGCGGAGCATGGGGCGATGATACGGCTTTGGCTCGCAATCTCGGTTGCGGTCATAGTCGCGTATAGCGCCTATCTGGCGCTCTTTTTGGGACTTGTTATCCGATGAAATTTTTTGTGGGCATGCATCATCCGGCCGATGCCGATAGCGTCGAGCGCGCCTTTATCAGCGTCAACGCCGTGCGCGGCCGCAAAAAGCGGATACCCAGCTCCGAATTTATCCTTGATAGCGCGGCTTTCTCGGAGTTGGCGCGCTATGGCCGTTACCGGCATGGGCCCGCGGAATACGCGGCGGAAGTTAATCGCCTCGCCGCAATCAATTCCGGCATGATCGCGGCCGTATCGCAAGATTTTATGTGCGAGCAGTTCCTTTTGGAAAAAACCGGCCTAACGGTCGCGGATCACCAGCGATTGACAATCGAGCGTTACGATGCGCTCCGCGCCTTGGTAACTGGAACCTATCTTATGCCGGTGTTGCAAGGCTATTCGCTGCAATCGTATCTCGATCATATCGACCAATACGGCGCGCGGCTTCAAACCGGCATGTATGTCGGCATAGGGTCGATCTGCAAGCGCAACGCCGATGTGCAGCAAATCGAGGCAATTCTGACCGCGATCAAACGCAAACGCCCCGATCTGCGCTTGCACGGCTTTGGACTGAAAACAACGGCGCTCGCCAGTCAACGGGTGCGCGATTGCCTGGAAAGTGCCGACAGCATGGCGTGGAGTTATGCCGCGCGGCGCGAAGGCAGGGACCGTAATAGCCCGCGCGAGGCGGTAAAGTTCGAGGCGGCAATCGCGGCAATGCCCATGCAAGGCTATCTCAATTTGGAGCTGGAAGGAGAACCCATGAAACTGCGGCAGGCATTAGAGATATTGTTGGATATGTCGGGGCGCTACGGCGAGAATACCGAAGAGGGATTTAACCGACGAGTGCGACCGGATGACAGCGACGCTATGTGCGCGACGCTAATCGACCAGGGCGAGGCACAGACGCCGGCCGATGTGATCGAGATACGCGACCTCTGGCAGGCGCATAAGATTATTAGCCAAATGCTCGAAAGCACAAAGGCTGGCGACCGTTTGGCACAATTCGATGAAACCGAAATCTAAGGGGGAGGGATATGACACTGAACGAAATTAAATTGCGGCTCTTGCTGGCGCTCCTGCGAGCATTCCGCGCGCAATTCACGTTCGATGGCGATCAGTATCACGAACGAGCAAGCGCCGTGATCCGCGATATTCGTTTCGCTCTCGGCGAACACGGCGGTTTTTATCGCTGCAGCGGTATGCGCGGCGATTGGCGGACCTTGGATTAACCCCGCGTCCCTTGCCGGGGACGCCAACATGAGGCGACTAAAATGACCCTCTATTATGTTCACGATGACGGCGAAACGCCAGCCATCGGGGAGTACGATCTATTCGTCCGCGCGAGCAACATTAAAGACGTAATTAAATTTTGGCGCGCGTACTACGTAACGCGGCGCAGCCCCGACAATATCGACGAAATACCAGATCAGCCAAGCGAGGGCGCAATCGGGTGGGATCGCGTTCCTCTCGTTTTTACAGGTCCGCGCGGTCAGGATAACCTAGCTCGGAGGGCAGGACAGTGAAAAAGACAATCCGCTTTTGGCACTACGGGCCGGTCGAACCCGTCCTAATCAAAATGCGCGCAGGGCAGACGCTACGCCATAGCGCGGGCCATGCGACAGACGAAGGGTGGACCCGCGACAGCGATGCCTGGACTTTCGACGGCAAGATCGTGACGCACGAATGGGTCTGCGATGGTGTGGACTGTGACGGACGGCTTACGCAATACGGGGAAAGCTATTTCGCCGCGCGCAATGCCTTCGCGGGCAACATGGTCGATGGCGTGACGTTCCCCGCTTGGGAGCAAGGCGATCACGGACAACGCGACTATTCAGCCGAAGCAATGGGGTATTGAGCCATGACCATCAGCGGGGGAATTTACTTTCTCGGACGGTATCGGCCCGCGTACTTTGAGGCCGATACGGCGCGAGCGTGCGCGCGGCTTATGATGGCCTCGGCGCGCCAAGTGACGGATGACACTTTGCGGGGTTGGCTCTTACTCCGCATTTACGAGCTTGAAGGCAAGATCACGCGCGATGACCATTGCACCACGATCAGCGATGACCATTGCGACCGGGGCGTGTGCTTTGCCAAGCGAGCGCACGATCCCTTCCTAGATCGCGCTACGGCGACGATGCCGCATTGTCCAGGTCTAGATTATTCGGGGGCGTGCAATGCAAACGCTTAGCTGGTTTGAACTAGCGCGCGATGCAAAAGAGGGCGACCGCGTTCTATTCATGGATCACCACGATATTTTTCCCGAGTGCATGGTCCCGGCAGGCACGCGGGGAACGGTGGTCGAGAATAGTCTAAACGAAATGCACTGCGGGCTATTGGTCCGGCCCGACACGCCGTCAATCCGCGAACATTTGAGCTATTGGGACGGGTGCATAGTCCTGGGGGAACATTTGAACTCGGCGGCGGACCTGGAAAGCGACGCGCCGACAGACGAGGCGGCGGAATGGTTCGAGCTATCCCCGCTCGCAATGGAGGATCACGCCAATGCCTGATTATGACCAATGGGCGCGCTCGATTGCGGATCCGCAAGGCGCGGCGGAATTGTTCGACGCTAAACTGCGAACAGCTGTCGAGCTATTCATGGCGCGGCAAATCTCGGACGATGTATTCCGCGGCAGTCTCTACGCGCTCCACTTCCGCGGGCAGATGTTGGCTAACGAGTTCCGATACCACGACACCAACCGACACGAAAAGGAAATGCGAACATGAGCCATTGGGAAACGGTTTGGACGTTCCGCACGCGGCACTTTGCCGTCGAGCTGCAATTAACACCGGAGGAAAATTACGAATATGACGGCGATGATCCCGACCACGAGACACGCGACCAACTTGCCAGCGGGGAGCTAGTCGCCTTCTGTTCGCGCGTCGTCGTTATCAGCAACGGCCACATAGTCGGGCGCGATCTTTTGGGCGGTTCCGTTTACGAAAGCGGCAAAGAGCGCGAGTTCTGGACAGCACACCACGCCAGCACAGCGGACGGCCGTAACACGCTGGCGCAGAAGGCCCGCAACACCGTCATCTGTCACTATTTCCCCGACATGGTACGGCTCGCAATTAAGGACGCGCGCGAAACCTTGCACCCTGCCGAACTACAAGCCCGACGCTAACCCCTGCGCCTTGCCGGGCGCACAACATGAGGAACGACCATGCTAACGAAAGCCGATGTGAAGGCGCTACGCAACGCCGATAGCCTTTGCGTTCACCTAAGCCGCGACTATACGGCCGTGCGCGCGATCAAACGCAAACGCTACGGGGACGCGGACCCGTTCGCCACGGACCAGGAGCATATTGTTTCGGCCTCGGTTGCATTGCGCGGCTTTCGCGGCCGGGATGGGCTTGCAGACGGTCGCGTGAAATGCTTTGCAATGATAAACCTGTACCCGTCGCAAAAGCACAACGCGACGCTGATCTTGCACACACTACGAGAGGGCGATCAAATCGCTTTCCAATTCTCGCCGGACGGGCACACAAACGGTTATCTCTCGGCCGCGGGGCTCCACGGCGATGCGCTCTACATGCGAGTATTGCGGCAGGGAAAATTCATCGCCGAATGGGAAATGGCGACAAGCTTCTGCCCGTCAAATTCCGCTCGCATGATCTGCGGCGTTCCCAACTCGGCGCACTACGAGCAGGACGCGGCGGAAGCCCGCAAGGTTGCATGATTTAACCCCGTCCCCTTGCCGGGGGACCAACACAGGAGACTAAGCCATGTCTGTTGAACTCTTTAGCGCGCGGCTCGCACGCGAGCAGTTAGAACGCGACTTCGCTCGCGATCTCGAAAGCCTGCGCTCACCTGCCGACGATAAGCAATCAGAGCGCATTGCCGGGAGCCTCAAGCGGCTCCGCTTCCTGCTCGAAAAGCTGGCGCGGCAGTCGCACAACCGAAACAACGTGCTCCAATTCCGGGGGCGACGATGAGCCAATACGGAACCCACCCAGAATACGAATATGGCTTTAATGACGGCCTTGAGCAAGCAACAGACAAACACCGCGAGCTAATCCAGCAATGCGAGGGGCTAATCGCCGCAATCCATGCGATTGTAGAGAATTGGGAAAGCGGCGACTTGGCCGGGGCAGTCAATATCGCGCGCGAGCTATCAGACGGTGCCGAAGATTTTATCGTAAACCACTGCGGGGAGGCGTGACGCTATGACCGAATTTGCTTTCGATCTTCGCTTAGACGTTGCAATGCGCGTCGAAGCGGAAAGCTTTGAGGCGGCGGTAAAATTGCTGCGCGAAAAGTTCAACTGCGCCGATGCTAATTTTGGCGCATGGGATAACGGCGACCCGATCCTGGCCGAAGCGTCGCTAACTTATGAACCGAACAAGGATAGCTTATTCGAGGTCGACGGCGATCCGGTCGAGGTCTGCCCGGAATGCGGAGCAATCGAGGGTACGCCGGAATGGGGAACGGTGGGCGATGGCTTTGACGGCTATTGCCCGGACTGCGCCGACAAACGTGACCACCTGTACGAATAGAGAGGAAATATGAGCTATTCCGCTTGCGACTTTATGGAAGGCGTTATGCTTGCTCTTGATCTTACTGAAGCCGCCGATCTTGATTGCGAGCAATTAACCAGCGCCGCTATGGATGAGATAATTCGCTTGAAACGGATCGAGCGAGCTTGGCTAGAAGCCATGCGCCACACCGCCGACCTCGACCGCGATTGATTGCAGCCCTAGCCTTGCCCGCGAGGACGCAAGGCTAGATCGGCAATCCTGCCGGGCGCTCTGCCGAGCGCAACACGAGAGGCTAAACCATGCCAGACCTATACCGAGACAGGTTCGACGGCGCAAAAGCAAACGCGCAAGACAACCTCTGCGGCCGAACGCATTTTGTCGATGATGGCAATTTGCGGTTTCACAAGTCGCGCGTCTGCTACGCCCATAGCCAATGGGGCGGGTGGCTGTTCGCGGTCATCGTCACCGATGGCCTCGACTGGAACAACACGCGCCGGGGCTACCTCTACCAAATCTTTGATGTGTTCGGCACTACGGTAGCGCGCGTCCCGGTCGATCAGACTTACACGACGCGCAAAGCCTGTGAAGCCGCAATGCTGGCGGAGCTGCGCGGCATGGACCCGGCCGCGATTACCCGCAAGGGGATCGAACACGCCGAACATTCGCACCAGTGGGAAATCGCAGACATCAAAAAGAAACTGCGCGAGTTCAAAGGAAAGGCAGCTTGACCATGTACCAACCAAAAACAGGCGAGCGATGCACCTGCAAGCCCGGCGTATATCGCGACAACTGCCCAGCATGTGAGGGTACAGGGTGGCGGATCGACTTCCGCGCGATCCGCGCCCGCGGCAAAGCACGCATAGAAGAGAAAGCAAAGGATGGGGGAGAGCAATGAAATACGAAGTAGACATTTCGGCCCGAAAGGAAGGCGCAATCGGCATACACGGCACCGAGCGGCGCAGATACACCGTCGAGGCGGCAAGCCCCGATGACGTAAACAAGGCCGCAATCGACGCGGCTTATAAGGAAGGGGGGATCGAGCACATCAACATCTTGCGCGTCAAAATGCTTGGCGTGTCGGACGGCCTACACAATCCGAATTGCGACGGCGGACACTGCACCACGGCAAGGGGCGAGGTGCGCGTCTATCCCCTCGGCGGCGGTAGCAATCTAATCCTCTGTCACGCTTGTTGGGCGCACGAAAATCAATACCGCTATCAACGCGGGCGTGACGGTTCGCCGGCAGACTGGCCGCAACTGAATTGGCACACCGCCAAGCAATACGGAGCGGCGTGATGATAACGAAAGCAAAACGCCGCGCCGTTATAGCGCCGAGCGTTCAGCCCTACGAAATCAACAACGCGATAAAGGAACTAAAACGGGCGCGCGACCGCTTGCGCGCGTGCGGTTGCAAACATGCCGCAGATTATGTTGCGCGTGCTCTTAAATCTGCCGAAGGGGCGGATCGCCATGCTTGGAGGATGCTAGAAACATGAACAGAATAACCCTCGCCATACTCGGCGCAATCGCGGGGGCCTTCCTGGCCCTCGCCGCAGACGAGACACTAAGCCACCCACCGACGCCTCTCACGTTCCAACAGCGATGGGAGCCTGCCGATAGCCTGCCCGATCCGCTCGATTACTCCACACCGCTTGAAGAAATACCCGCATGGAAGGCGGACCGTGGGCCTTGCGTTGAACGCCGGCCGAGGTGCCAACTGGTATGAGTGAAACACGCACTATCTTCAAATTGTGCATCGAGGAGCCAATCGTCGTGCTGCGCGCGATGCACTGGCGCGGAGCGCGGTCTATCAGCTACAGCGAAACGGTTTGGTTTAGCTATGTAGTCCTGCCGCGAGGCTACCCATGAGCTACAAGCTTCTTGGCTTCAAACCCTCGCACCCATGCGCCAGCGGCACAACGCACAGCGGAGGCGCGGCAATCTCGGCTGCGATCCGCGAACAGCACACGGCACACTTACGCGCCTATCCTGCACACGCCAGGAGCCGGCGCACCGCCGCCGAAACGGCCGTGCTTTATCGGCAAGCCATGATCGAGAAACGCAACAGGAAAGGGGAATAGATATGCGATTTTATTATACGGCACCTTGGAACAGCGCAACCGTGACCTGGGCACCTTGGCGTCAAAAGTTGAAAAGCTGGACATTCAGCAAATGGAACGGGGATCGCGTTCGGATTTTCGGGCTTACCATCGTTTATCGCTGAAACTAGCTAGACTAAAATGCGCGAGCCGGGGAGATTGCCGCCTCCCCGGCTCACGACTTTTGCACCTACAAGCTACAATCGCGGCAACACGAGAAACCGGAGAGCCGCAGGCGCAACACGATGCCACCACGCAAAAAAGAACCAACGGAAATGACCCATACAGAGTACCTAACCATGATCTACAGGTTAGGACTAAAGCCGTGCAGCAAAAAGACCGCCATCTATCTCGGCGTTGGCGTCCGCCAGCTCTACCGCTTCTTTAACAATGAGCAATCAATCCCGCGTCCCATTCAAATCCTTCTGTCACTTTATGACGCAACGCTCGTCCGCAATCCGCCCGACCATTTCAAATACAAAAGGCCAAAAAAGCCGGATCCTCCTCCTCCGCCTCCCCCGCCAGTGCTAACACCGAGCTTTGACCCGCTCGCGGTGCTCTACGACCCGCACGCACCGCGCAAACGCGTCCTTACTCCGCCGACCCGGAAGAAACGGGCGAAGAAGGAGAAAGGGCCTGATCTTCGGCTTCTTGTGAACCGTTAAACTTGTCCCGATTGCGCCTGCGTGCTTCAAGTGCCTCTCCGGTCAATGGCGGCGCAGGTTCTAAAGGCTCAACCGGGCCAGAGCTAACTACGGTTTTCGCTACCTTCTCAGGCGCGGGAAATTCGCTCGCCGTGCCGTCCGCCCATTCGATCCGCGTTACCACCTTGGGCTTTCCCGTCAGCGGATCAACCACGGCAAACAGTGAATTTCCTTGCACGTCCACATTGCCGCCAGCGAGCGCCAGCATGAGCATAGGCGCCACACCTGGTCGCACCATCACATCGACCGCCGCCGCCGCCAGCTTGCGCTTGGAGCTATCGTAGACCGCAAAGCCTTCCGGGCTTGCGACCATTCGCACCGCGTTCCATTCCGGCATTTAAGCCCCTCCTTCGTCATCCAACATTCCCGGTGACTTGCCATAAGTCACGCCAGCGAAGCGCCTAGCCGCCTCCGCAGGCTGTTCTACAAACCGAGACGCTTTTGCGTCGCGCCATCGTTTCATCATTTTACGTGATCGCCAAGCACGCCTTGAGCCAGCCGATCGGATAGTCGTCTGACAAGTCCAACACACGTCCCAGCGGCCTACGCCCTCGATCTCGCCGCCGCACTTCCGACAATGCCGCACTTCCGCCATGCCCATTCCTCCCTTAGCTAACTATGGTTTACGCGCTCCTAAACTAACTACGATTTACCCCGCTGCCGCTAACGCCGCACCCGCTGCCTCGTTCGAGCTTATCATTTGATCCGCCGGCCAAGGCTCCGCCTCCGGGTGCAGAAAGCAAAGCAAGTGCGCCGCGGCTATTTCCTCGATCGCCTCCTCGGGGGAGATCATATCGTTTTTCAGCATCACGCCGATCTGCTCGATCTCAAATACGTACAACCGGGCCCGAGCTCGAGCCGCGCGCAATTCCGCCAGGACATAAGCGCGCCAGTTCATTGCCTGGTCCGAGCGTTGCACTCTTTCATGAATTCAATGTAACTGCCCAAATCATTCGACTGCGCTTCGATATCTTCCGGGTTCTCTCTCTTTATCAATATGATTGCAGACGAAACCAGCGCCATGAGCGCGTCCTTCGTAGTGGACCCGGAAAGCAACCGTAATACATCAGCCACAAGTCGATCGAATTCCTCCTGGGACTTAATCCGTGTCATAGATCAACATTCCAATCTTCGGCGCTCATCAACTCCGACTTGGCCTCCGGCGCCAGGGGTGCCGGTTTTTCCTCTTTTCGTTTCCGCGCCGCATAAGCCGTATTCTGCCGCCTGATCCAGACCAGCAACTCATGCGGGGCCGGCGCCGCCGCCTCTACGCTTTCGCCATTGGGCCAGCGTCCGAACAGCTCCTTGAACTTCATCGAGGCCCAACCCGGTTTATAGCCGCGATGCTCTGCGTATTTCTTTAGGCCGGCAAAAGTCTCATGGCGCGCCTTGTCGGCTTCAATGCCGTCTTTGTTGCCGCCTACGATCATGCCCGGAAGCTTATCGCGCCGGATTATCCTTGGGTGCCTACACCCGCAAGCGCCACAGACGTAGGGCTTGATCGGGATCGGCTTCATGTCCCGCTGCCGGCCGCAACTTATGCACAGGATTATGCCCAAAGACGTCGCTCCTGCATCAGGATCGACATGGGCCACAACGGGCCTTCAAATATCCAAGTCCCAGGCGCGAAAGTCCCGCCCTCAGCCTCCTCCCGCTTGCAATGAAAGAAAAACGATTTGAGCGTCCAACCGGCAATCTCAAACGGTCCGCGGCCCCGGACCAGGACCATCGTGTGAAACTTCTTGTCCTTAAAAATCGCCCGCTTCGTGAACGGCCAAATAAGCTTTCCGCGCGGATGAACCGTATGCTTCACGTCGACCAGGATCCCGCGCCAGTACACGTCCTTATCATCGTCGGGATGGTCGGTTTGCCAATCGAGCTTTTCAATCGACACGCCAGCCCAGCGGCAAAAGGCGCATTCCGCCCTCTTCGCTAAGGTCTGCGCCTCCACGTTCTTTTCGATGCCTAGCCCTGCAAAGGCCAGAGACGCGCGCCGAGAGGCGTTCGTAGGATCGGCATACTGCTTAACCAACTCCGCGGCGAACTTACGGCAACGCTCCTCTACGTCGGGCAACAGCGACATGATCGGCGGATCGGTCATTCCCGCTCCACCACACGGCCGCCGATCTTCTTTTTCAGCCGGCTATTGCGACCGAACGGGAGCGGATTGCGCGATGTGAGCGCCTTAATTGCCTTGTCCCGAATGCGTTTGACCTTGGCTATGTTGCCCTGGTCCTTCGCGGTTTTCTCGGCATGACACCGTGTGCATAAGACCTGGCAATTCGCCAAGTCATTCCGGCCGCTAAAAAAATCAGGATCGATGTGATCGTAATGGAAACAGCCAATGTCGATTGGCGCCGTGCAGCGTTCCGGGTGCGATGACCCCGCAAGGGTGGGCCAGGTAAACATGCCCTCGCATTGTCCATTCGCCCGTTCCCAGGCGAGCCTTCGTGTTTTGCGGGAGAATTCATTTCGCATGGCCCCTCCGTGACTTTCGCCCCTTCGTCGGCTTTGCTGGCTTACTCCACTGGTCTTGGATAATCACAAGGCGCCTTTTGTTCTTCCCTTTTGCCATTTCATTCTCCTCTTTCTTTCTAGCCTCTCTTCCTCGGACAGCCTCTTCTCTGAGGTTTCGTTGATGCTGAGTAGACGGAGATCTCTAAAGAGAAAAATCTCCAAAATCCCATGCGTCAACGTCGGCCGCTCGCGGCTTCACCCGCGCTCCGGAAACACAAACAAGGCAGCCGTAGCTATCGGCCGCCGCAATAGCATTTAGCCGGCCAAGCGACCGGAACCTTGATCTTTTCGATTTGTTGGGATATTTGAGTTTAAGAATTCCATAGCCGGTGCAGACGGTTGTGGTTTCGGTGCCAGAAGTGGCATCCGCGGGGTCCGGTTTCGCCACCGGGCCCCGTTCTCTTTTTGAGCCTATCTCACACGAATTGCAAGAGGGCTATTTAGTATGTGGGCCGCTGCCCACTACCTATTAGTGCGATTTTCGCGGAACAGCGGCGTTATCAAGTGGGCAAGGCGGGGATTGTGGCGTGCGCAAGCCGTCCACCATACGGCGTAACTGTCGGCTTCGTGCTCGTTGGCGACGGCGACGCCCAGCATTTTCGCGGTCTGAATAATCTTTGCCTTGGCGGTGCCTTTGGTGAAGGTTCGCTGCCCGGTTAGCGCCTCGCGCGCATTCTGCACGGGGATGGCCTCGACGGTCGTAATCCCGGCATGAACCGCGGACGCCTCAAGCACGCCGATGGCGCCGCGCAGGAGGGCGATAGTTTCGTCGCTGGCGCCGATCTTCATCATGACACGGAGGTTGACCGGGGCCTCGTAATAAACCGCGTCGACCATGGTGCTGTCAAAATACTGGTCGAGGCGGCGGCGGAAATAGCACAGCCTAAGCGGCCGAGCCTTACCGCCGTCGTCAAGGTGCCAAGTAAACGTCAGCGGGGTGGCGCCTACGCGGCCATGACAGATCCCAGTAGCCGTTGCGACGTCAAGGGCCGTTATGAACATTGCCTCGCCCCACCCCTTCCATAAGCCGCGTTTGATCGTCGGCGTATCCGTCCATGAACGCCCTATACTGAGGTGTAGATGGATCATACTCAGGTTTAGCCGGCCGTCCCTCGGCGGACATGCGCTTGCCTTCCTCGAAGGCGCGATCCACCGATGGCATACGATCGGGCTCCCGCAAGTCGAAGTCGATCTGCGTCCCCAATGGCACGCCGGCCCATCGCAAGGCGTCGGCTTGGAGTTGTAGGTTCTCGCGGATAGCCTCTTCGCCTTCCGGCTCCTGCAAGGCGATCAGGTGCTTGATGACTTCTACCGCACCGTCGCCTAGTTCCGCCTTGGCGGATTTACACACGTTTTTGAACAGAGCGTCGGCCGACTTCTTGGTCGCCAGCGCCGAAGCGTATTTATCGCGGTGCTGGAAGGCCAGAGCGCGTCGCTCGTCGTCTGAAATCGAACTGTTGTGTCCCTCCCCCGGCCCCTGGGCGGATGCACCAGGGGCGCTCTTATCGGTTTTTGGCTTTCGCGGCATAGAAGTTCCTCCTGTTTGCGCGGGCTTGCGCGGCGGTAAGATAGGCAATTCGAGCATGAGCCTTGCAGTACGGCAATCGGGAATAGGTGGGATTGCCGCAATAGAAGAAACCGGGTTTCAGCGGATCGCCGTGGGGGAACCGGCAAGTGTGCAGCGTTAAGTCTTGCAGCGAACATTGCACCATCGTGTCGGGTGGAACCGCAACTGTGTCGATAAGTTCCGGATACGGCTCAAAGGGCTGTCCGTTCACAGCATTCGTGAACGTCCTGCGCGGCCGGCGCGTCCTGGGGGGATGGAAGGTGGTATCCTTGGCGTTCCGGCCGCCGTTCTTGCGCGCGGGCCGGTAGCCCTCGGTATAGCCCTTGTCGCGCAACCCGCTGCGAAACAGCTTACCGATGATGGCATTTCGGGAAAAACCAAGAGCGTTTCCTATTTCGCTGCACGACAAGCCTTCCTTGTGCATACGCTCGAGCTCGCTCACCCTCTCTGCGGTCCAACGGCTATCCATTCGATCTCCTTTCCTGTGTCATCCAGAATTATAATAAATCATTTATTGACCGTCTACAACAAATCACCGACAATCAGCCATGACGGATCTCAGACAAGACTATCGGGACGTTTGTGCGGAATTGCACCATTGGCGCGAGCGCGCCGTCAGCGCAGAAGCAAAACTTAGGAGCGAGCAAATGGCATTCAACGTCGGCGACCAGGTGCAACTAAACTCGGGCGGTCCGCGCATGACCATCAGCCATACTAATCGGAATGGGAGTGTCGATACACGATGGCACAATAGTGCCGGCGACTTGCGCTTTGGTTGCTTAGAGGCAGGGACTTTCATCGCCGCGGCACCCTTGCCGCCGCCCGTCGCCGCCAAGCTAGTAAAAAAAGCCTAAGCAATGCCGGTTTTTATCGCCCGCGATCAGGTTAAGGAACCGCTATTCGCAGTGGTCCCTTACTTCAATCCGTGGCGGTGGAAATCGCGGGTTAAGCTAACCCAACGGGCCATCAAGCATTTCCACGATAGCGGCGCCGTCGTCGTTCTGGTCGAGGTTGGCTTTAACCGGCGCGAGCTGGTCTTTGCCGAGAGCGGCCTAGACGGCATGACGGCGGACTGTGGCATTCACGGAGAATTCAAGCACAAATACATCGGCCTGCACTCAAAGGACGAATTGTGGCTCAAAGAGAACGCCATCAACGTCGGAGTGCAAAGCCTCCCCCATAACTGGCAACAGGTCTGTTGGCTCGATAGCGACATTCACTTCGTGCGGCCGAATTGGGTCGGCGAGGCCATCCACAAGCTGCAACACGGCACGACCAGCGGACGCGCCTTTATCCAAATGTTCTCACACGCCCGCGACGTTGGCCCTAACTACGAATTGCTCAGCCAGGACTACCCGCACGCGGAAGGGCTTGGCTTTGTGCGCGCCTGGAAGGACGGGGTTCTCAAAAGCACCCTCACGCCCGAAGTCATCGCGGATATGAAAGCCCTCGGCCAAGACATTCTGGTTAAGAAAAATATCGATCAGGCGTCGACGGACCTAAAGAAGCTCGCCGGTGATCTCGGCTTTACCTACTATCTTGGTCGCGTGTTTCCCGGCCTCGCCTGGGCTTGCACCCGGCCGGCATGGGAGGCCGTAGGCGGGCTGTTCGACGCGGCAATTTGGGGCGGCGGCGATTGGCACATGGCGCACGCCTTGATCGAAAAGACCGAAGGCATGATGCGCAACGATCTGCATCGGAACTATAAGAAGCTGGTCAACCAATGGTATCAGCGTTGCCGCACGCATATCCGTCAAAACATACTGGTGATGGACGGCACCGTGATCCATTACTGGCACGGCCGTAAGACGGACCGCGGATACAACGCCAAGCACGCGCTCCTGGCCGACATGGGCTTCGATCCGCTCCGGCATTTGACCCGCGACAGTCAGGGGCTATGGCAACTCCACGACGATCGCAGCACGACCTACGTTAAGCTGCGCGATACTTTCCGCACCGTCGCATACGAGCGAAACGAGGATGGGATAGAAATTTAGTTGCATTAGGCGTCAAGGGCACAGCCGACGGCCACCTGACGGACCCGACCAGGCTAATCAAGGGACGTGTCTAGTGCGATTGGAGGAGGAAGCATGAGTGAGCCAGCGATTGATTACGGCACGCAGTTGGATGACGGGATTTATTTCGATCTCGACGAAGAGTTGTATCACTTAACCCCGGCGCTGGGCTCCACGGACCATCGCAAGCTTTTGGAGAACCCCTGCGACTATTGGTTCGAGAGCATCATGAACCCGAACCGGCCGGAGGATAGCGACACGCCAGCGCGCAAGCGGGGACGGGCAATGCACAAGCTAGTGCTGGAAGGCCCGGATGCTTTCGCCGCGCGCTACATGCGCGGGCCGGAGCACACCGACGATATGACGCCGGGTGAGAAGGGCGCGGCCACAAAGGCGATCAACGCCCAGGCGGCAAAGCTAGGCAAGGACGTATTGCCGGGCGATGTTTACGATCGCGTCACGATCGCGTCCGCCATGATTACAAAGAACCCGAAGCTGGCCGGCGCTTTCAGCAACGGAATGCCGGAAGTCTCGATCTTTTGGACGCGGGACGGTATCCGGCGCAAGGCGCGGATTGACTATCTAAAGCCGCGCGGTATCGGCGACCTTAAATCGATCTCCAACACGCGCGAGATCGCGTTCCCGTCCGCCTGCCGCAACGCCATCGCGCAGTATCATTACGAAATGCAAGCCGCGCTCTACATGGAGGCGCGCAGCATGATCCCGCAGCTTATGGAGATAGAGGCATATTTCGGCGACAAGGCTTTTCTCCGTAAATGCGCGGAGACAAAAGACTTCGCCTTCCAATTCGTGTTCTTCCAGGCGGACAAGGCGCCGATCACATGGTCGGTGATCCTGTCGCCGCAGAACCCGATCCTCGAGATCGGCCGACGCGAGATCGACCAAGCGGCCGACAATTACCGGCAATTCATGGATCGGTTTGGGCCCGATCAGATGTGGCTGTTGCTGGATGAGCCGGGGGAGCTGGACATGAACGAAATGCCGGCATGGTGGGGGAGGCGATGAGCAGCGATTTAGAGAAAGTTGAACGAGCGGCCCGTAAGGCGGCCGAACGCTTCCAAGCCGCTCGCCCCGAAATCGCGGATGCCTTTGAAGCTTTCGCAGACGAGATCGCGGCGATGGCGATGATGGCGAGATCGGAGGATGGGTACTAATGCCAAGAAAGCCCACGTCAGACAAACCGGCCGCCGTTTGGCACAGGGAATACAGGAAGAGGGAGAAGGCCCGCGCCGAAGCTGCGCGTGCGCGCAACAAAGACGTTCCGGCGATCCATCCGGATCGGATGACGGCAAATCTGATCTGTGTTTTCAATCAACTGAAAAAGCCAAATCACCCGAAAACAGACTAAAATTTTGGAGGAGAATGGACATGGCAACTAACGGACCAGAACCCATGAACGACGGGCAGCCCCACGAAGTCAATCTGCCTATGGAGATCATGAGCGAGCAATCGCTTGCCGTCGACCTGGCGCGAGCCGAGATCGACCAGGCGATCGCCACGGCACACCGATACCCGCGTGTGCTGCAAACCGTGATCCAGAAGATCGAAACGATGGCCTGCTACAATGAGGCGGCGGCGGAGAACTGTATCTATTCCCTGCCGCGCGGCGGTAAGCCTATCATCGGGGCGAGCATCGGCTTCGCTAACATCGTGGCCCAGGCGTGGGGCAATTGCACGGACGGCGCACGCATTGTCTTTATCGATCGCAAGGAGAAAACTGTGGTTGCCGAAGGCGGCTTCCACGATCTCGAAAGCAATCGCAAGACGGTGTTGCCCGTGCAGCGGCGCATTGCCGATAAGCAGGGCCGCATATTCTCCGACGATATGATTATGGTGACAGGCATGGCGGCGGCGAGCATCGCCCGCCGCAACGCCATCCTAAATGCGGTCCCACGCGCACTGTGGTTTCCGATCTACGAGCGCGCTTTGCAGATCGTCCGCGGCGGCATAGAGACATTCGCCGAGCGCAAAAGCAAGGCGCTTGCCGCGTTCGCACAATTCGGGATCAAGCCGGATCAGGTCATCGCCGCGCTTGGCCTCAAAGGCGAGGCGGACCTGACGCTCGAGCACATTCCGCCCATGCGCGGCATGTATTCGGCGCTGCGCGACGGCTCATTGACCGTCGAGGAATTGCTAGACCCACGCCGCATGGCCGGGGCGGGCTTTGAGAAGGTTGACAACCCCCTCGGCGAGGAAGGCGCGACAGCCGAAACCGTCGACGCCAAGACCGGAGAGGTTAAGCCGGCGCGCGGGCGTCCTCGAAAGAAAAAGGAGGAGCCGCCGCCAGAGGGAACGATCCAGGTAGTTCCGGGTAAGCCAGTCGGCGGCCCCGGCCTTGCCGCGACGCCCATAACGCTTACTGCCGCCGGCCTCGGCGCAACCGTAACGCCAGCAATTAAGGCCGGCGAAATCAAACCGGCTCCGGAAGCTCCCATTCAGGCGGAAAATGCACGCAAGGCCGCGGACATACAGCAGACGCAAGCCGTGGCCGAAGTTAATCATCTGAAAGCGCAGCATGATGGGGTTAAAGCCGCACAGGCACCGCGCAACGTGGCGGAATATCATCGCCACTTGAAGATATGGCTCGCCGCCTGCACTAGCGTTAAAGAGGTCGAAGATCGCTGGATCGGGGAGAGGGTGTTGCGCGGCAACTGTAGCGTGATCGGGGAGGATTTTGATAGCGCGATGGATATCAGGAACAAGCGCATCGCGGACCTGGGCGGCAAGTGATGCACTATTCCCGCGACGAAAAACTAAAGGCCGTCGTGCGCGAGATCGCCATGCGCCGGCGTGCGTACCCGAAATGGGTCAACGCCGGCAAGATCACGCAATACGAGGCCGACTATCAGCTCGCGCTCATGGAAGCGATTGCACGCGACTATGCCGCGGCGGAAGCCGAACAAAAATGAGCACGCCACATCTTATTGTTGATGCAATGCTTGTCTCTATCGTCTTGGCTTTGCTGGCGTTTGGTAATAAAGGAGGAATGCGCTGGTGACAAACAGGGGCGGGGGCAATGCGAAGCTTTGCGGAGATATGGGTGCAGCTAAAGCGGCTGCGCGAGCGAATGCTAGACGAACAAATATCCGAAGATGATCGAGAGAAACTAGATGCGATATGCCGCGCCCTCAAATGGGCATCGGGACACGCGGACAGCATCGAGGATGATACGGCCGATGGCTGAGAGTTGCGAGACTTGCAAATTCTATGTGAAGGATAGGCTGCGCCCGAAGCATGGGGAATGCCGCGTTCACTGTCCCAAAATTTTATTAGTCCCTGCACCAGGGCCGCAAGGCGCCCAGCTTGTCGGCGCCTGGCCTCCAACGCAGGAACATTTTTGGTGTGGGGATCATCAGAAGAGGCTGAACTAATCCGGCGGCGGTATCCACAGCGGCGGCGGCTTCGGATCTTCGTGACCCTCTAAGGCCATAATAAGAAGCGCGGCGAGCATGACGCCCGCCGCGCCGATATACCAGAACACAATCATTCTTATTCTCTAAAAGCGATAGCGCCGGCAGTTGAACGGGCCCGCGTGCGAACGCGATGGCCGTCATTGCCGCTTTCAACTACCCACTTTCCGGGTGATCCGCCAACAATTCTGCCAACGTGATGAGGCCAAACAACAACGGCCCCCACATGAGCCTGTGTAGCGCGACCCCAATGGGCCCAGTTTCGCGCTAGGTTGTATGCGGTGTCGGCGACGTGCATCCATTGCCTCATTTGCCATCCGCACCAGGCGTGCGGCCGGCCGTCGTGGTAGGCAACGTGTGTGCCGTGGTGACGTGCGTAGTGCCGATGATGGTAGTGGTGGGTGGTGTGCCGATGATGGCGGTTGTGATGGGTCTTGGCTTGTGCTGATGTGACGGTGATTGCAAAAAACGCGACAGCTATAGCGACAACTCTCATTACTGAATTCCCCCGTGTTTGTTTGTGGATCGCGGGAAAGTGTCAGAGCGAGGAATGATTGTCAATGGTTCACATTTGGAACATGCTTCGGTGCGCGGCGATCATGCGTCATCGCATGTTGTGGCTCGCCTGCGGCGCCAATCCCGATACCTGGGAACTGCACATGTCTGTAATTCGCCTAGTTTACGGTCGATAAAATGTGGCGTGACCCGCGCCTGTTCAATTTCATAATCATGACGCTGTACGCCTGCGCGGCGATCTGGTGGGCAATCCACTGGAAATGGGCTGACGCCTGCTATTGGCTATGCGCTCTTGGGATTACGGCGACGGTGACTTTCGGCTATTCCCGGTAGAGCTCGTCATCGGCGGCGTAACATGGGATTACGTCATCGTCATCGCCGAAATCAAATTGTTCAGGATTATAGTGTCGGACCAAGCGGAAGCGCCGCCTATTCTTTGACGTTGGGCGCTCGCGGTATCTGCTTGATCGGGCCATGACCGGACCATCGCTGATTTGCTTGACCGGATTTGAAGTAGTAGCTGCGCGTAAAGTAGCGCCGCATGTCCGGTCTAAAGCCAGAGATAGAGCCGTCGCCTGGGTCTTGCTCTATCTCAAGCAGTATTCCACCGACATGAGCTTCCAATGAACGCTGGCGCATAAAGGGCGTCTGGTCCTGCTGACAGCCGACTTGCCCATACCACACATTACGGATCAACCCTGCGTCCAATTTATGATAGTGGCCGATCAAAGTTACGTCAGGCTTCTCGCCGCCCTCGTAGCTTTCCAAAATCTTCTGTGGCCTGTAGGAGATAGCGTAGGCGGAACCGCCGCCCGCGTGCATGACCCGCAGTGTTGCAGCCTTGCCGCTATTGGCGTTGCGCAGCAGGATATCCGCCTCAATGTAGCCTAGATTTGTCCACGGATGGCCGGCGTCCCGCATGATTGCCTCGGCGTACCGGCCGATATCGACCCCCTCCCGGCGTATGTACCAGCCTTCGTGGTCGGCCCCGGTCACGGCGTAGGTTGGTACCTTGCTCTTGAGATAATTGCTGGCGAGGTTCTGGATCTGCGCGTCCATGCCTACGCATTCGAGATCGTAGCGATTGAACGAAGCTTCGCCGTCAATCCAATTGCCGCAATCGAGCACAGCTTGCGCGCCCCACTCCTCCGCATGTTTCATCAGACCAGCGCGGACGTCCCAGCGGCAATACTTTGATGCCGCGTGAAGATCGCCGCACGCAAGAAACCTATATTTATTGGCCTTATCTGATCGTATTTCCCAGGAGTGCTTGCCGACTTCCGGCGTGTGCTCGGTGGCAAATTCCGCCCGTGCTTCTTCCTCGGCGATGGCTTCGGCTGTTTGCTCACCGGGTATGCCGGCGTCCCGAATAGTAAATTTCTCACGCTCGTCGGGCTTAACCTTGCCGGCGTTTTCTAGTCGTTTGTAAAAGGTGCTGCGTTGGATACCGAGAAGCGCGGCGGCTTGTTTTTTGTTCCCGCCGGTCTGTTTCAAGGCCCGCTCGACTTCGCTAATGTCGCTGCGGTTGAGCCGTCTGCCCGTTGCCATCAACTTGACCGCATAGGCTTTGTTGTTGTTGCTGTCAACTAAGGCGTCTTGCCCCCGTTCGCATGCGTGAGGTTCAAGTCCTCGAGCCGAGTGATCCTGCCGGTAATAAAATCCTCGCGCTTGTCGATCCGATCGACGGCGACGCGGATCAATTCTTTTAGATCCTCGTGCAGCCTGGCATATTCTTCGCGCGGTAGCTTCGACAAAATGTCGGCGCGGATGATTGCCATGTCGGCGTTGTATCTTTGCTGTTGGATCGTGATGTTTAGGTCGGCGCGTAGCTGTTCGCGCTCCTTGGCGGTGCGGCCAGTTTCGTTGTTAAAGGCGTTCCACACGACACTGTTTTGTTTCAGCGCCTCGATATCGCGGCTGATCGGAGACAGGGCTTGCGATCCGAACACGGCCACGATGGTTAGCATCACGCCGATCGCTGTCCAGATCACGGCCCATGGGGTGCGTTGCCGGTCGGCAATGTCCTTAGATAGGTTACCTAGTTGGAGGCGGAATTCTGCGCCGAGAGACGCGACGGCGCGATCAAGTTTAACGTCTATGCTGTCGACGTTGCCTTTTAGATCACGGACGTCGGCCTCAATGCCGTCGACCTTGACGGACAGCGCCGACACGGTGGCAATAGTTGCGAGTGTGCCGTTGCCGTTTGGCGGAGATGTATTGCGGCGGCGTGTCGCCATATAATCGCTCAATCCAATTTCCTAAGATGGACGAAATAGTCCCGTCCTCTAACCTGTGTTCCAAGGTATTGCATCGTGCAGGAACAATCCGGAATAACCTTGGTGCCGCCGGGTGCCATGCCCTCGCGGCGCTCGAGCATTTGTACGAACGAATTGGCGACCGCCGGGTAGGCTTTCTTAAATGATATGACGCTCATCATCAGAGCAAAGCCGAGAGTAAGTGCGACAAGATATTTCATGCCGCGGCCTGTTGCAGTTTTTGTTCCAGAGCAATCAAACTAAACCCGCTGGGCGCTACGCCTTGGTCTTGGATCCAGTCATAGGCGAGCTCGGCGTGCGCCTCATCACAGAACGTATTGACAAAGGCGCGGGTGACAGGCTGTTCCCATCGTCCCCAAGTTGCGGTGTAGAACATATCGCCCTCGTAGCGCACCAGGCGGGTATCGTGTCCGCCGGCGCTAGACTGATCGCCCCACGTCACGTCCCATGGCTCGTTATATTGGAATTGCCGCTCCGCATAATTCGGTAGCGCCCAGCCTACACGAACGCCGCCGAACAGTTGGATAGCCCATTTGAGGTGATCGATATTGCGGGTGTCGATCGTGCCGTAGTCGTTCAACCGATGGCCCAGGAACCCCATATTCTTGAGGTATTGGCACATCGACAATTCGTCGGTGCCTGGATCGCGGTGCGGCGGGTCGTAGCCGAATACCTTGTAGAGATTGATGACGTCGGCCTGGGTCGGGACCACGACTTTATTCGTGTTTGCCGTGCGCAGGATCAAGGCATAGGCGGTATCGACTTCGACGCAATCGCCGCAAAAAGAATTGCCGTACATGCTGGGCGGAGCTGCGCGGACCACCTTGACGTAATCGTTGCTGGCCTCCGGCGGAGGGCCAAGGGGATCGAGCGCAGCCGCCATCGCCAGCGCGGACCGCATGGTCCGCAGCGTATGCCGGGCCGGAAGCTTGCCTCGCTTGAGGGTTACTGTGTCCGCCAACCGCTTATCACGACGTTGCCGATTGTGCCGATGGTGCTGGGGACTACGCCCGCTTGGTGCGGCGCCAGGGCCTTGTAGCGGGCCGATGCCGGCGGCGGGACGAGAGCACAGACGGCGGTGCCGATCGCGCCGACGGACGTACCAATGCCGGCGTTATATAACGCCAAAATGGTAGCGATATCCGGAACGAACTTGCAGGCCTGGGCTGCAAATGCCTGCACCTCGCCGAGAAAGTTTGCGGTTTGTGTATTGAGGGTAGAGCATCCGCCGAGCGACAAGGCCGCCGCCAGCGGGGCCGCAAGGATTAAGCGTGTTTTCATATCTCGTTCTCGTCTAGTTTGAGGCCCGGAACGGGCTTCCAGAAGGTATCCCGGTTGATCCAACCAGGATCGAGTAGGAAGATCATTAGCACGTCTGTCGGAGATACGCGATCTTTCGGCCAGGGCAATTCCAGGTCGCCAAGGATCACGTCCCAATAGCCCTCCTTCTCGAAGGCCCAAACGATCATTTCGGAACACCACCATTGGTCCGGATCGCGCCAATCCCGATCGCCTTTCCAGGGGGACAAGAAATTGTGAAGGCCCTGTTTGTCAAAGGGCTTGCCGAGCTGCGAGGAGGCGCGCTCGATGATCCGATCGGCCAATGGCGTCCGGATTACCATGCGTCGGCGCATTCCGAATTGCTGATAGCCAGGCGGTCGAATAGCAACCCCGCACGGGTTCCCCTTGATGCAGGGTGAGCCCGGTCCCTGATCGGAAGCGCCGAGCATGTTGCCGTCCTCGAGCGCGAAGTCCCCATGCGAGAAGGGGCTATGACCCATCATTCGTATTAGGAACGAGGCGCGGTTTTTCCAGCCGACCCAAAAGAAGGGCTTGCTGGCGGTCGTGGAGAACTGGATTGTTACCGTGTCGGCCATTTAAGGTGTGCGACGGGCGCCGGCGATCCCACTGTAGGGTGTGTTGACGTAAGTGCATCAGGGCCCCCACGGTCGCACGCGCCTACCCTGTCAGTTGTTCGTTATGCGCTAGGGCCAAGGTAGAAGGGCGCCGCTGCGGCCGGCGTGACCGGCTTCTGCGCCGGGATCGCGTGCAGCACAGCGTTCAAGGAGTTAATCAGGACGTTGCCGATGCCCAGCCCGGCTAGAAGCTTAGCCGTCGAGGCGTCACCGAACAGCGTGGTGAACTCGGCTCCCGACAAAAGTAAACCGCTAACGATAGCGGCGATCACACTGAACCAGAAGCCTAGTCGCGGATCAATTGTCATGCTGGTTTCTCCGCTGCGCGCACGGCGTCAAGCGCATCGATAGCGGTTTTAGCCGCCGCGCCGGCGCCTGCTGCGATCTTGTCGGGGGTAAGATATTGTTTAACCATCATACTTTCCCAGCCTTGGAGTTGCCCGATGGCCGCGTTGCACTCTTTCACCAGCGCATTCGCGACCGCAGTTAGTTCGGCTTGGGAGGCCATAATTCAGGCTGTAGCACCGATGGGATACGGGGTCAAAAACTGAATTCTCTCCGTATTCCGCCGCCCGATGATCTCCGGCGGTATCCGCCACATCATGATTGCCGCGGCGCAACCGCGCTTATCGCCGGCATTGAACAGCCGCATTGCCGTCGAGTGCAGGAACTTGGGCCCGACGTTGAATACGATCGAAACGAAAGCATCGAATTCGTTCTGCAAGATCGGGCGCTTAACCGCGGCATTAAGCTGAGCCACGATCGGCGCCAGGTCGGCATGGAGGATATCCTGGTTCTGCTGTTCGGTAATGACCATGCCGCGATGTACCGCCGGCGGCCCCGCGGCCGTCGTATGCCCGGTCCCGATCGTCCAGACGCCTACGGTATCCATATAGGCGTGCAGATATACGCCCTCGCGGTGGATGATTTTATCGATGCCGATAGGGCTGACGCCCATAGCCGGCAGGGACAGCCCCGGCGCCAGCGCGAACCGTTTCGTGCGCCGGACCTTTCGCTTCCTACGCTTTGCCATCGCCTCTCCTTACAGGCCGCAATACCGGCCGCGGGTATGACTTCGGGATCGGCTTTGGCGGCCCCGAAGGCTTGGCGATCGTCGGCGGTTTTACCGCAATGCGTGGCGGGTTCATCGTCCCATCATTGGCATGTTGAACCGAACATGACCAGTGGGAGCCGTTTGGATCCAAATACCCCAAAAGTAAGTGTAGTCCACATTGAGCGTCCCGGTATCTACGATGAAATTCCCCTCAACAGTGTAGACGTCGCTGCCATTGCAAATGTCCAGACCGAAAACATAGGTGCCTGCGTAGCCGTCGGCCTGGCCCTTGTCGATCTTAAAGACCGGCGAGCCATTTTTATAAATGGAGAGGGTGGCATTTGGCCTTGTCGTTGTAGCGCCGACCGCATTCGCATAGGCATTGAGCCATACAACGCCAGACGGCGGTGTCCAAGCATTCGAAGCGAAATGCCCTCCCACGTCGTAGTTGACGGTGCTGTAAGTAAGCTGCGTCGTCACTCCGGAGCTAATGCCGCTTTGAGAAGTATTGGAGGCGGAGAAGGTTGGCGTGGTCATGGCAGAACATAGCCGGAAAAATAGGTGAAGCTGTTCGTTCCGCTGACGGTGTTTGTGCCGATGCCAAAATCCGAGGGCTTTACGCGGAACGTGTAAGCATCGCTGCCATTAGCGTCATCCGCCACGATGATTTGCGTATTGGCCTCATTTCCATTTTGAACCTGGCCGACTGAGGCATGGTAAAGAAGGGAGCCGTTCTTAAAGATCGCCACAAAGTTGTTGTTTGGATCGACGCCATCATTATTCGTCCACCACGCCTCCGCTATCATGGCGACTTTGCCAGCCGGCGGCGTCCAAGTATTGCTCGCGAAGTGGCTCCCGTCGTTATAGTCCGTGTTCCCGAGAGTGAGTGTTGTGTAAACGTTTCGCGGCACAGTCTGACTTGAGCCATTATTATTAGCCCGGAACCCGACGCTTGAACCTGTCGCGTAGCCCCAAAAATTCGTGTCTATAACGGCGCCACTAATCGCGGGCGGGGTTGGGGAAGCTAAGGCCAAGGCATAGAGGGTGTAGCTGTCGGTGCCGTTGGCATTGTCGTCAGCTTGCAGGCCAAATACTCCGGTATCGGCTCCTGCGCTTTCCGTCCATCCGTCTAATTGTGTCCAGAGCACCCCATTCTTATAAATGGCAGTCGTGGTGATATCGCGGTTTGGCATGGTCGCTGACGTGGCCCGGAAAACTCCCCCGATCCTTATTTTCCCGGCTGGCGGAACCCAGGCATTCGAAGCAAAATTGCTCCCTACATTGAGCGTCGTGCGGCTGAAAGTAAGCTGCGTTAATGTGTTGCTGGTCAGATTGCCGGGGCTTGCGCCGTTATTGTCTGCGTGAAAGGCGGAGAACGCCATCTGTGGCCTACTGACAGGCTGTAATGCCGTAGAGAGACGTGCCGTTGATCCGTCGGATCGAGATCAGAAACTTGTTGCCGTTGGTAGTGGTCAAGGTGTCGCCGGTGTTTGACCCGACGCTAAAGCCTGAGAACGTGATGGCGCCGGCGCTTGCGCCGTTGATGATAAGAATGTCGATCGCGCAGTCGGATGAGGGCGCGGCAAGGGTGAATGCGCCGTTGTTCGTTAGGTACTGGTAGTTCTGAGCGGTCGGATCGGGCGTGACCGTGCCGCTGGAAATGTTGCCGATGTTGTTTGCGGTGAAGGTGTAGCCGGCGGTGAAGAGCGCGGTGATAACCCGCAACCGATCCCACACCTGGCTATCGGTCAAGCCGCCGAATAGGGTGCCGTCAAGATTGTATTGGATATTAGGAATAGAGCCGCCGGGCCCGCCGCCCGATCCGGTCGATCCCGTAGAACCTGTGTTTCCGGTGTTGCCTGTGTTTCCGGTAGGTCCGGTCGCTCCCGTGAACCCGGTATTGCCGACGCGGCCGGTCTGCCCGGTAGCCCCGGTGTTCCCGGTCGCCCCGGTTGGGCCCGCGCCGGTTGCTCCGGCCCCTCCCGTATTCCCGGTGTTGCCGGTGCCGCCTGTAACTCCTGTGATGCCGCCGCCTGTCGCGCCCGTCGATCCGGTCGGCCCCGTCGGTCCCGTAACTCCCGTGCCCCCGGTGTTCCCGCCGAACGCACCGAAAAATGTGCCAAGGGAATTGAGGGTGGCTAGCTTGTTCTCTTGGGAGCCGGCGGTAAGGTGAACGAGATCGTTCCCAACGAGGTCCGAAACCCCCAAGATTTGGACGCCAGCATTTGGGATAACGGGTGCGGTCATTTCATATCCAAAGATCGACGGTAAGCGTATTAAACCAACCGCCGGTGAGGCTTCCGCCGGAGAAAGTAACCGTTCCTCCGGCTAAGGAGGCTTCCATTGCTTGAATATAGTGGAGCCCGAGTACGGGATAGAAAGTTTCCTTGGTGGTAGTGTAAACGGCTGTATTTATAGTGTTTCCGCCTAACGCTACAACTCCTGGGATGGCAGAGGTCGAGTCAAGGTTTACTCCGACAATGCCAACTACGCTATTTGAGCCCCCATCCATGGTCTGTTGATTTATGCCAGTGATAAGGTTCGTCTGCAAACCAGTGACGAAGGTAACTCGATTGCTGTTGCTCGCATTTTGCGCTCGCCAAGTTTGCGAGGACATTGTCCAATTGCCGCTGCTAGTATTTCCGTAATCCTGACTTCTCGCCGAAGCTCCTACGGCATTGTAGGCATTCCAAAGTCCGACAAACGTATTTGACCCGCCGGTGGCGGAGGCTGGTCTGAGGCTAATGCCTGTTTGACCATTGGCGGTCGCGTAGAGCGTGCCAAGATAGGTTGCCTGGTTTGCGGAAATGCTGCCGTAATCCGTGCCGCCTGTCGAACCGCCATAAGCGTGTGTCAAGGCATTCTTGTTTGTCCAGACGCCGTTCTTTAATTGCAGCTCCGTCGTGCCCGCGCCCGTTCCGCGCGACGTCGTGCTGCTCCATGCCGGGCCGACCGCGATCGCCAGCGTTCCGGAATTGCTAAGGCCGTAAATGTCATACACGGACCCGGACGCGACGCGGGTGGTATCCAGCCCCATTGATATTTCATCGGAGCCGATAGCGAGAGACACCATCGCGGAGCCATTCCAGACCGGCACCAGGTTCCCAACATAGCTGTCGTAATAGACTGTGGTTTTGGCGGTTTGATCGGAGGTCTGAACCGCGACGCCAGTTTGCAGCGTTAAGCGCCCTTGCGGGGTCGGCGCGGAACCCGTCGCGCCCGTCGCCCCCGTCGTGCCGGTGGCGCCCGTCGCCCCGATCGCCGTCGAACCGCCTAGCCCGTACAGATTGACTACGGTGCCGTCGATGAAATGGCCGGCGCCGGTCAGATAGACTTTGATCGAAGTGATGGCGGCGGTGTTTGCCCACAAGCAGGCATTCACATTAACCTGGCCCGATGAAGCAGAGATATCCGGGCCGTTCATGGATACGACGGTCTTGAAAAAAGTAGTGTTCTCGTAATTTTCGATGTTGGCAAAAGCGGAGCCGGCATAATTTGCCGTTCCGGAAGAGCCCGGAATGTTCCCGATGAAAGCATACCCGGTTGCGCCGCCGGCGTTCCCCGTCGATACGGTGGTCCCCGCTCCTAGCAAATTTTGATAGGTGTAGTTGCTGGCCGTATCGCCGTTGAATTGCGCGACAACGCTGTCCGTATTTCCGGTGCTGCTGCTGCGGCCTGAAACCGTAAGAAGTAGACCGTTGAACGAGCCCGATATTCCGGAGATCGTGACGCTCGATTGACTTCCGGACGTTGTGACTGTGGAGATCAGGTTATTCGTGCCCGCGCCAGTGGCGCCCGTACCGCCGGTATTGCCGGCGCCCCCGGTGTTTCCGGTTGCGCCCGTGCCGCCCGTGCCGCCGGTGTTGCCGGTATTTCCCTGCGCCCCCGTCGGTCCGGTAGAGCCGGTTGACCCGGTGGTGCCAGCCGCGCCCGTTGGTCCGGTGCTTCCGGTCTGCCCCGTGCTCCCCGTGCTACCTGTCGCGCCGGCGCCCCCGGTGGTGCCCTGTGCTCCTGTCGGTCCGGTAGAGCCGGTCTGCCCCGTAGTACCGGCCGTGCCCGCGCCGCCGGTTTGTCCTGTGCCGCCCGTTCCGCCGGTCCCGCCCGTGCCGCCGGTGTTGCCAGTGGCTCCCGTATTGCCCGCCGCGCCCGTCCCGCCCGTAGCGCCGGTGTTACCCGTCTGCCCGGTCGACCCTCCCAGCATTCCGATGTAGGCGGCCAGGTTTGCGGCCGTGATTTCTTTGGTCTGCTGTGATTGGCCGACGAATTGGAATAATTCGCTACCCGTCAGGGTGGTGACGACTTCCGTACCGGGATTTGGGATAACAGGCGCGGCCATTTATTTCCCCGTTACCGTCCAACGTACACCATTACACCACACTTTGTAGAAAATCGACCCTCCGCCTTTGATCTCATCGCCCCAAGAAAGACCCGATACCCCGTCGGTCACATAAGCCTCGTCGCCGGCTTCGGGATTTTCGGGCAGCGTCGCCACGGTATAGCCGGGCAGGGCTCCATCGAGAACGCTCCCGATCGACACCAGCAAGGATCGCAAGATTTGCATTCGGGAGAAATTGACGTTGACCCCCTCCTGCAATCCGGTCAATCGATCGCCCTCACGGAAGTCGAATTCGGCGTTTGGGAGATCGCTTACCCGTTGCGCGCTGGCGCCGCGCTCGAGCCGAAGGTTTGGCACCGCGACGTCGCCGCCCATATAATGTCGAAGATCTGACGCCTTGATCTCCTTGTCCTGCTGCGATCCGGCGCGGCAAACGAAAATCTCGTCGCCGTCGATACGGTCAACGCGATGGGTGCCGATGTTGTAGATCACCTTGGCGGTCATTGCACCGCACTCCGCTTTGCCATCTTAGCGGCCCGCGCGTCGACCAGGAGCGAAGGGTATTTCATAAACATCATATTCTGCGCGGTGTTGCGCGATTGCCGCAAGTTCTCGGTTAGCATGTCATGCTGCACACCCGGCGGCCACTGCTGATAGCTGGGCGAGCGCACGAGCCGATCCATGCTCTGCTTTGCCAGCCGGCCGGCGAGACGGGACCAATCGTCGTATTGTTCCGGCGTCAATTCGATATTGCGGATTTTGTGTTCGACCGCGGCGACGTGGATGCTGTGCGCCAGCAACGCCTTGTTGACCGGATCGTCGTTCCTTTCCTGCTCCCAAATCGCCGTCACATTGCCGCCAAGGCCGTAGCGGCTTGGCATGGGCTCGCCCCACACATCGCGGCGAGGAAGCAGGCTTTGGGAAAGGAACGGCACCTTGGCGACCATGGCGTCGGTTATGCTGCGCGCCTGCCGCGTGTAGGGATCGGCGGCGCGGGCCATCTGGCTCATGCCGACGCTGAACGGCACAAAGGAGCTCAGGAAAGTTCGAACGTAGGCGGCGCCGTAGCGTCCGGGCTCCTCTGTCGCCTTAATCAAATCCGACGGCCCACGCATAAAGCTTTCATCGAGAATGTTCTGCGCGATCGCATGTTGGAGCGCCGCAGCGGCCTTCGCCATATCGCCCTCGTCGGCCAGGTGCGCGACTTGGTACATATCGGCCGCAGTGCTCAGAAGCATTCCCATCGGCCCGAGCCGGTTCATGGCGTACCAAGTATCGCCAATGCGAACGCTGTGTGCCTGATAGACTTGCCGCCACAGGGCCGCATCCTCGCGGTTGCTTGGCTCCGAGCCGGTAACGTAGCCCTCCGCCGCAAGACTTCCGAACAGAATGGATAGCGCGGTGCCGACCAGCATTTTCGCCGCGGCGGTATCGGCGCGGATCGGACCGTTGCGGCCCAGCAAATCGTTGCGCACGGCGGTAGAGAGAATGCCGATCGGCGTGCGCTGCACGATCGATTGATTGATGATGTTGCTGGATATGTGGACGAACGGATCGATGAATTTCAGAAATGGAATTCCGGTGCCGGGAATAGCCTTTCCTGCCGCGTCCTTCTGGCCCAGGAATTCGGTGTTTATGAGCGCGCTAAGTTTCTTCGTGATCTCGCCGCCGGCGCCCATCAGCGTAAGCTCGTTGGACATATTATGCGCGGCTTGCTGATTTTCTAGCGACGGGCTCCGGATGCCGCTGGCAACCTCACTGTCGAAGTTCGCCCCGGTTAGGTTCTGATTTGCCGCGTCCCGGTAGGCCCGTTGATGTATCTCGATCGAATAGTTTATCGGGCGGAAAAAACTATGGATCGCCGCGATCATGCGGGATGGCGCGCGAACAATATCGCCGATCGGTAAAACAGTTCCGCCGCGATACTGGAAGTTCGGGATGGCTCCCAGCGGGGAGTATTCCCATCCGTAAAGCGGAGCGCCAGGAACTCCGCCCGCGCGCTGCAAGGCGGCTCCGGCGACCACGCCTTCGCGAATGCCGCGCACGATCCCAAACGCTTTCTCCATAACGTCGGAGAATTGCGCCGCCTCGTTTAGAACCCCCGGCTTACCGGCTCCAGCCAAGGGCGCCTGAAACCGTAACGTCTGCGACACATCTTCGCCCGGCAGTAGCGTCGTGGTGCCCTTTTCTATGGCTTGAAGTGCCGAATGTACGGCGGGCCAGAAGCCGGCCTTAATGCCGCGCAAGCCCGCGGCGACTTCGCCAAGGCGAACCGTCTCGCCCTCGCGTCCCATCGACTTGCGCAGCGCGCCGATCGCGGCGGCGGCGGCCGTTTCCGGGCCTACCTTCTCAAGCGCCAGAATTGTATTGCCGACCGTGTACGTCATGTGCGTCTGCAAGCCGGAGATCAGACCGTTGATCCAATACTCCGGCAGCATCCGGGCGGCGGTCGGCTTTCCGCTCTCGCGTACCAGGTAGGAGATTTGCCCCGCGTCCTCATATTGCGCCATGAGCTTTGCGAGCTGCTTGATCTGGAACAGCGTGCGGCCGGTCTTGTCTCTTAGAAGCTGGTCGGCAGGAACCTTCTCGTCCCATCCTACGGAGATATCGCGGAAGGCCAAGCCGGTACGGCCCCATGATGCCGTCGCGCCCGACACTGCGCTCTGGATCATGTCGTGCTGCGTAACGGCCAGAGCGAATTCGAGCGCATCGTCGTCTTGGAATGCGCTGTTGGCGTCGAAGGATGCCGCGGCTTTCTTGGCAAGATCAGAAACCGTTGTCGCAGATTGTTTTAGGAGGCGGCGCGCGGCGAGAACCTTTTTCGCCATGTCCTTCATTCCGCCGACCAAAAAATCTAGGTGCTTTTCCAACACACTGTTGTCGATCTTGGACGGGTCCAGGCCGAGTTCACTGGACAATTGCCACAACAGTCCCTTGCCGGCGGGAGCGCCCTGCGCGTCCTCAAAATCATTGTTTCGCTCGGCGCTCTCGGTCAGCGCATCGCCTACCGCCTGTTTGTTCGTCACCAGCTCCTTTCGGATATTGCCGGCGTTATCTACGTATTTGCCGTCCCCTCGGGGGAGACTATCGGGGGCGGGCCCTGGGGCGAGGGGGTGCTCTCGTTCTGCTGCTCCTCCGGCTCCTGGTACAGTAGAGCTTTCTGGCCTAGCAGGAGTGCCGCCTTCGACGATCGTGCCATGTTTCTCGCGACCTCCGCCTCCTGGGACGTTAGGTTCGGCAGTGCCGCGATCGCCGACCACTTCGCCACGTCCGCCTCCGCCGCCGACACCTTCTCCGGCAGGCTTAGCTCCTTCTTCTCCCCCGATGCCTGCTGCTCTTGCTTTGGCTTCGATGCCGGCTTGGACTTCGGGCGGCTGCTCTTCGACATAGCGTTTCCCTTCGGCGACGACGCGATCAAGCGCCGGCTCCGCTTCTGGTGGCTCTGTGTGTTTGGCGTCTAGCTCATGGTAGTCGGTGATGGTCGGGCCGCGCGGTCTATCCGGCATGATTACCGTTTCATCCGGCATTGTGAGCATCCGATCCATAATGCCGCGGAATGCGTCGTTGATCGGGTAGTGCTCGCCCTTTGCGGTCACAATGTCTTTGATGCTGTTATAGACGTTGCGCATCCAATTCTTGAACCGATCGAATAACGGGATCAATTCCGGCGCCGGCGCGCGGCCCTCGTAGAAATACTGCTCTACGCCGGTAGCCCATCGCTCGTTGGCTTTGATGGCTTTTTGGGTAAGTTCGCCGCCCTTGGTGCGCGCATCTAATTCATCGGCGGATTTCAATCCAAGGAAGCGTACTGCCGCCGCTGCATCGTCGCGAATTTGCTGCGGCGCAAGAGGATGCAGACTGTCTCTAATCAGCGTGGTGAGCCAATGGTGTCCGAGCTCATGGATGATAGTCGAAGCATCGGCATTCCGCGTATCGCGGAGAATAGTCGCAAGGCCGTTAGCCTCTAGGCGGATGCCGCCTAGCTTCTGGCCTTTTACTGCTTGGAAGAATTCGTCGACGTCTTGCTCTGTGCCAACTTCTCGTGCAGGCTCGCCCGCTGCTCCAACTCCTTCCGCTCTTTCCCCTTGGCCTTTTTGGCCCGCTTCCGTAGTCCCTCCACCAGCCGCCGGTGGAACTTCGCTGAGAAAACCATGACCTTCCTCCATAGCGGCAAAATCCTCGGCCGCCTGCCGAGCTTCGGGGTCATCAATTAAATTCTGCTCTAGGGCGTCTTTGGCGGTTGCTAGGTCTATTGCGTCCACTGGATCGAAGCCCTGGTACATCCTCTCGACGATCAATGGGCGCAACCGCTCTAGCTCTGCGTCCCCCGCCAATTTATTTTCCGTCAGGTATTGATCGAAACGCTTACTCGCCGCCGCGTATTCCTCATTCTCTTCTTTGACCGTTACGCCCTGCCGGGCCCTTTCCTCCGCGGCCGTCACCAACTGGACCGTACCGCCGCCCCGTTCCGCTCGCTTCTTAGCCGCCGCTTTGAAAGCGTCGGCATTGTCGACCATGCCAACCTTTTCGTGTTGGGCGACGATCGTGGCGTAGGCTTCCACACCGCGTGTCTTGACGCGCAGCGCTTTCTCTACCGGATAGACTTGGAGCCCGGAATACTTGATGCCCTTTTCTTTCAACCAATCTTCAACTTGTTTATCGTTTTTGAATTTTGGCGAGCCCGGCACAGCCTCCCGTGTCTGTTCGTTAGTCAGGGTGCCGTCCCTGTTCAGAACAAAATAGGGGTGTGTCGCGTGCTCCGGCGGCCCCGGCGGTGGAGTAACTAGCGGCTCGCGCGGCGGACCAGGGGCGCCTTTGGGCGCCGCCTTGATATCGCCTCCGGCGGCTAGGAAAGCATTGAGCTCTGCCCGGTTTGTTGGGAGCGGTGCATCCGGCTGTGCTGGCGGTGGCGTGACTTCGAACGAGCGCCCGTTCTCTTCAAAGACGCGATATTTCTCCCCCTCCCGCTCGTATAGCTCCGCCGCATTTCCAAGCGCGCCGCCAAATCGAGAGGCGCGGACGGACGTAGCCAAGGCGCTCAATTTCGAAAGCCACTCCGCCCGTTCCGGCGGTTCCCCTGCTTTCACCATCCGACCGTAAGCGGTCTTGGCGATCGCGGCTTGCTCTTCGCTCGGCGCTGTGACCGGGGCAGGCGCCGCCGCCTCCGCTGGTGCTACGGCCGTTGCTGCGGGTGTAGCGGCTGGCTCCGTGATTGGAGGGTGTTCCGGAGCCGGCTCAGCCGGCGGGGCGGCGACTTCTGCCGGCGGCGCCACAACGGGCGCTCCGGTGTAATCGGCGGCGGATCGATATGCAGCGTGAACTTGCGGATAGATATCGCGCAACGCCAAGTCAGCCGCGACGATCTCTTGCCGGGCGGCGATGATATCCGGGGTGTCTATGGCGCGACCTTCGCGGAAAGCTGCGGCGCGTTCGCCCAATAGATTGATCTCTGCGGTTTTCTCGCGGACCTGGGCGCCCAAACGGCGGCGCTCCGGGCTCCCCCTCCATCCCTTATGCTTATCAACCTCGGCTTTCTCCGCCGCCTCTAGCGCATCACGTTCGCTCTGTAGGGCTTCTATTCGCCCAGGCGCCGGCTCATTGATTTCCGCCATCCGATTTCGGGCCACGGCCAATCGGATCTGCGCCGCGTCGAAATTGGCGAATAGCTCCGGCTCCATCTGCCGCGCGGTATTCTCGAGATCGGGAGAGCGAACCGGGCCGATCGTGTCCCGCTCGGTGCCGGCGTTCCGGATCGCCGCTATTTCCGCTGTAGGATTTTTCGCCTCATATCCCAGGAAAGTCTCGTGCGTATCCCCGGCTCCGGCGAGCCCCTCCTCGGCGACCATGGCAGGCGTTGGATCGACGTCCCAGCCGGATAGGCCCTCGTAGTGCCCTGTGAGATCAGCCTCCGTGGGGCCTTGTAATGGGCGAAGGTGTGCCGGCCTGGCGGGGAATTCCGATATCCGCTCGCCGAGACGATTGGGCTTGTTGAAGATCAACCCGAACCCGGTAGCAATAGCCACGTGGTTCCAGTTAACTTTGTCCTCGCTCGTGACCTCCTGGCCGAGCTGCATCCCGCCCATGATGGCGCCGGAGAACAGCCGTGCAGTGCGAGGATCGGCCGCTAATCGCTGCCATGTAGTTGCATCCGGAGCGAGAGTTTTACGCCCAACGGCGGCGGGCGACATGGTGATCGCAAACGGCGCGATGCCGCCCAGGAAGGAACCGTATTCATGCTCTTGTTGGTCTAGGCGCTTCTGCTCCTCGCTCTGCCCAAGGAAGTCGCGAAGCTTCGGAACCTTACTAAGCAACCAACTCTGCGCGGCGGAAATGCCTTCCGAGCCGAAATATGCGCCGGCAACGCCGCCGGCAAAGCCGCCGACAAGGCCGCCACCAGCCGGGAATATCGCTTCGCCGAGTACCGCGCCGGCCTGCGCGCCCCTGGCTATGACGGGCAGGGAACCGATGCTGGGCGCAGCACTGCCAATGGCGGATCGTAAAAACGCCCCCGGCAGGCTCGTTGCGGGTTCGGTCGACTTAGTGCCGGCGGTCAGATCGAAATTGGAAAAGAAGCCGTCGTCTGTCAGCGGTTTGGGCATGGCGACAGGGGCCGCACCCGTCTTGGCGGTCAGATCGAAGTTATTGAAAAAGCCGTCGTCCTGTTCCGCCATTTATTTTTTAGCTTCTACTGACGGGGCAGGTGCGGGCTTCCGCGTCAACGGTTCCAACACGTCTCCCCATCCCGTAAATCCGTGCGGCGTCACTTCCGGTCGATCTCTTGAAAAGACGCGCGAGAAAAACCCTGGCCCCGCAGGTGCCGCGGCCGGCGTGATAACCGGAGGCGGCGGGGGAGGGGCCGTATAATGGATTGATTTGAGGATATAGGCCGGATCAGGAACGCCGGCCGATCCTTGAAATTTTGCGGCGAAGCCGGCGGCGCGTGCCGGGTTTTCCAAGAGCCCATTGATCGCAATTTGCCATTGTCCCCGGTCCATGGGGACCATCTTCCCGTCCTTATCCGGTACGGTTGGCGGAACCGCTGCAATGTCCTGGTACGCGGTTCGGCTTGCTTCGGCCACGCCGCCTGGAACGGTGATGCCGCCTAAATTTACCGGCGCACCGCGGCTCATATAATCCAGGCGCCTAGCGAAGCGCGGATAAGTGGCTTCTATCTGTGCGTCGACATTTTCCGAAGAGACAATTTTTGCAACCTTATCCAAATCCCCGCCGGCCGCTGCGACCTGATTAAGAATTGATCGCTCGACGTCATTGACCGCGCGCATCTGCTTGTAACTTGGCTTCGACTGACCAGTGACCGGATCGGTATCGTGTTGATCCTTATAAATTTCCTGCTCGATCTGCTTGAACGCTAGACTTTGCTGCTCCTGCGCCACGCGCGCATCCGGCTTGTCCTTTAAGTCTAGTCCTGTAATGAGCTGCTTGGCGCCGGCCCAAGACACGGCGCCGTTGTCTCTGGCCTCGAGAACCTGTTGATGGGTACGGAGCTCGCCAGTCACCATGCCATGCCACAGTTTGCTAAACTGGGGCCCTAAGTTTTCCGCGTCCTCGCCGAACGCAAGCTTCTCCATGTAGCTTTCCAATTTTCCCTGCGTCTCGCCGTACTGCAACCGCGGGTCGTTCCACATCGCTTTCGTCAATTGGGTGACGATATTGTGCTTCTGCTCGAGCCCGGCCTTTGGATCGTCGCGTATCTGTTGGATCGCACGCGAGTAGGCCGATATCGCCGTATTTATAACCTGCTGGCGTGCGTTCTGCGTAACGCCATCCATGATCCGGTCGTTGGCGTATTTCTGTTTAAGAAGCGCCTGGACGTGGAGCCGCGAGGTAAGATCTGGAATATCCTCTGTGCTTCGCAGAGAATTCTGCTCCGCCTCCGGATTATAGCTTCCGGGCGGCATTGCGGGCGGCGGCGGTATCCCTTGGCTCCTTGGTGCCGGCGCCGGCGGGGCCGGTTGCTGGATCGTCCCGGCCGCGGTCAGCTTCTGATATTCCGCATTGAGATCGTCGCCGGAAAGGCCGCTGTCCTTCTCGATCGAGGACCGCATTTCATCGGGGCTAAACCCGGCGCGCAGCGCCCGGCTATAGTCCTCGACCGTCGGGGAGAACGGCTGTTGTTCGGGTTCGGCCATTATTGCACTGCCGCTTGTTGCTGGCCGGCCGCGCGACCGTAGCGGGCCGCCCACAGACTGACGAAGGCTCCGCTGGTCACGGTATTAACGCCGCCGGGGAACTGAGCCTTCATGCTGTCGGTCATATTGCCCCAAATGGCGCGCTTGGCCCAAGCTTCGCCGCGGGCGCGGCCTTCGCCCGTGCTTGCCATGCTCTGCCACGCCAATTGCTGCGGGTGCGTCAGGTGCGCAATGGCGCCTGCCTGCCCCTGCTGGTGGGCAAGGTAGTAGTCGGATGGCGTCGGCTCGTGCCCGAGTGCCTGGGTCAACGCCGATCGGTTCTCATTCGCCTCCAACTGCAAAGCCGTGGCGACCTGGGTTCGGTTGTTAGGATCGGTAACGCCGAAACGCCGCTGCTCGCTGGGGCTGAATTGGGCTAGTCCCTGGTAGTGCCCCCCGTATTGAGGCTTGTTACCGCTCTCAATCTGGATATTTGCGGCCACGTCCCTTGGACTGAGCGATACCCGGCTACCTTTCATGTAGTCAAAGCCGCTCTGCCCCTGCTGGCGTGCCGGCTCGCCCGGTGCCGCTGCGGAAGCGGGCGCGAGCGTCGTCGGAGCGCCCGGCCTTATCGGTACGACATTGCTAGGCCGGCTGGCGGGAGGATTGCCCATAGCGTCGATCTGCTTTTGCAACTCAACACGGGTAGCGGGCGGCGTGTTCGGATCGTCTCTCTGACCAATTAGACCGGCCTTCTGCTCCTCCCAATCTCTCTGCGCTCCCGCTACGAATTTATCCTCAAGCGGCGTCGCCGCAGCGCCAAGTTTGGCCTCGTTATGGCGGACGAAATCAAGTGCGCCACGCTTGTCGACGGTGAAAATTCTCTCCGCGTGCGCCTTGTAAACCTCCATGGTTGCGGTCCGCTCCGCGTTGTCCATTGCCTTCGCGTCGCCGCCAAATCCATTAAACCTTGCCTGCGCTTGGGTCGCGTGGGTCGCATCCTGAACGGCGCCCTGCAATTCCTCGGGAGTGTTAGCCGCGGCGCCTCGATTGACCGCCTCCTCGAATGTTCCGGTGTTTGTCTCCTTTGCAACCTGCGCCGCCGCCTGCGCCGCGTGCGTGGTGATCTCGCCGTTCCAAGTGCTAAATTGATAGCGGCGGATCGCGGTGTCGTAGTGAGCCCGCAAATTCGGTGATAAACCCGCGCCATTGCGTTCAACGACTTCGTTAAGATGCTCGTGAACCGCATCCTGTTGATCGAGTGCATCCTGCCCGCGCTTGTTCTCCCGGTAGTCATTGATTATGCTACTGCCCTCGCCCAGCGCCTTGTTGATCTGTGCGTCGACTTGGATCCCACCCCATACATCGGCGACCTGCGAAACTTCGTTGCCGGCCTTCTCTACCCCCTTGGCGATATAGCCTCCGAAAGTATCGGCGCTGACCCTCGGCTCAAAGTATTGAGTTGTCGGAGCGGCCAGCGGCTCGACGCTAGGCGAGGCTTTGTAGGGTACGGTCGGCACGGTTGATTATGCCCCCGTTGGATTGGCCGTGTTGTACGGGCTACCACCCGGCGTCGGGCCGTACCACTTGGCGGCGGCGCCAAAGACCTGTCCGGCCGCGCCGATATCCGCGCCGATCTCCGCCTGCGGGGCCTCATAGCCGTAGAGCTGCGATTGTGCCTGGAAGTTCGTCGCCTGGGTGCGGTAGCCGTAGGCAATTTGCTGCGCTTTGTTCATTTCCTGCAAGGTGTTCAGCTTGCCGAGTTCGCGCTGCGAAACCTGCACGTCCTTGTTCGATCCGGTATTGACGTCGGTGCCGCTCGCCGCCTGAGCCGCCTTGATCTCGCCGCCACGCTCCGCCTCCTGTAGCGATACGGCGGCGGTCTTTTCCGCTCCTGCCTCGATCGCGTACTTGGCGTTTTGCTGCGCCGTGATCGCGTTATTCGCCGCAACCTGGGATTGATAATCCAGCGATTGTTTCTGCGCGATGCCCGCGTAAACCGTACCGGCCGCAGAAACGATGCCGCCGATAAGTCCGATTGCCGCTACGGTTCCGATGCACATTTATGCCGCCTCCATTTGGCCGTAGGCCATCAAGTGTACCCGCCCGCCGGAGCATAGCCGGAGCCATTCGGTTTCACGCAACTGATCGGCGACCTGTTTCCGACCGTATCGCGTCTCGGCCGGCGGTAGATGGTTATGCACCCCATCGACCTCCGGCACAAACCCCAGGAAGATCGCGAACCGCGCAGCCGCCTCATCGCCCTCAAGGATCGTGCAAAATAACTTCCGCTTCGTCAGTAGCATATCGGCAATCTGACTGCGGGCCTCCTTGATGATAGTCAGAGGGTATTTCTTGAGAATAGCGTTTGAGAACGCCAGCCACACAAGTCCAAAAGCAGAGGCCAGTGGCCCGGTTACGCCCCAAAGAGCCACGAGCTTGCCGTCGACAAGGCACGCGCGGCGAAAGGAACTCTCGTCAAACGCGCCGCGCAACTCATGATGGGTTCTAAGCCCGATCGTCGCGAGAACTTTCTGATGCTCGTGGCGCAGCATCCGGCTCATGGCGCCGCAGTGCCAAGGCTGTGCTTCGATAATATCGTAGTCGACCATCACTGCTGTTCCTGCCCGCCACGGCCCCGCGGCGGCGCCTTCTGCGACGGCGTGTCTCCGCCAAGTATTTCCTCGACGTAATCGAGCACTTGCAGCGGCAATGGATTGAGCTGTTGCACGGCGATTTGACCTTTTGTGTCATAGCCTCCTGGGACGGGGATCCGGATATCGCCGGTAAAGAGCGGCGTAAATGGTGCATTGTACGGAGCGACGGCATGGGTCGGGGCGTCGACCATGTTCTGCCAGAGCGTGAACAGTTCTTGCGGGCTTTGCACCGATCCGTCGGGCTGGTTGGCGCCGATCTGGAAAGCCGCCGACTGCTCGACGCGAACCGTTACCTCGCCGATCTTCTTGCGTTGTCCCTGCACGGTTGGCTCGCCGGCGTCCAAGTATGTGCTTTGCAACTGTGCCTGGAATGCAAGTCCGACAATGATAGCGGATGCCGGCTGATCCAATGTCACAATGCCGTTCGCCGGGACAGTCATGGGCGGGATGATTTGCCCATCGGCCAGGCCCGTGATCTCGAAGCCCGCGAGCTGAGGAAGATAGAACTGCGAGATTGGAACGGTCATTGTCCAGGCGCCGCTCGCTATGACCAGCGGCTTGACAGGATTGAGCGCATCGTCGGGCTGGATCTGCACGATCGGCGAAAGAAGATTTGCGACCACGTTCTCGGTGTCGATGAAAACCGTAATGATGCCGACGCCATAGCCGGCTCTAATCACACTCCCCACATCGGTTGCGCTGAAAACAGCGGCCGATGCTGTGAACAGGGTGGAATTGTCGATCGTAATCGTGGCGCTCGCCCCGCTGCCCGTATTCTCCGGATCATTGAATACAAGAGCCGGCGCAATGTAGCCGGTGCCGGTCGGTACGAAACTTACGTCCGTAATAACCCCGCCCGAAATTGTCAGGACCGCAACCGCGTTGACGCCTGGTCCTAGCCCATTGTCGTCAACAACCGTCGCCGTGGTCCCGGCGGAATATCCGGTGCCGCCCACGAGATCGGTGATGCCGGTGAGAGAGCCGGTGCCGGTCGCCGAACTCGCGGTCAGGTCCGCGTCGGGCGTAGGTTGTGCGAGAGTAAAGCCACAATCGACACACCAGCAATTCTCGACGGTAGGCCAGATCCGATTGTCCAGGCGCTCAATCGTGAAAACAGTATCAAATACTGTCGGAGGCGGAGGCGGGGGTGGCGCTGCCGTGTATGTGTAGAGGCCGGTTCCGGTCCCGGTGCCGGCCGTTGTCGTCACCACGACGTCGGCCGCTCCCGCGGCGTGCGCGCCGGTGAACGCCGTGATTGTCATTGAATTGACGACGGCCACGCTGGTTGCGGCAACACCCCCGATCGTCACGGAGCTCAGGGTTATGCCTTCACCAGAAAAGTTCGTGCCGCTTATCGTGACCGACGTGCCGCCGTCCGTTGTTCCCGATACTGGGCTGATTGCGGTGACGGTCGGAGTGGGCGGCGGCGGAGGGGCCGTATAGGTATAGCCATTGTTATGTACGAAGTCTCCGACGCTTGTGTGAACAAGCACATTGACGGCGCCGGCTGCATGGGCGGGCGTTACGCAATGAATAAGCGAGCTATTGCCGGTGACGTTAGTTGCCCGCACGCCGCCGAATTCAACGTATTGAATGCCGTTGAACGATGCCCCCGTAGGGGTAAGCGTTACGTTTGTCCCGCCGGCGGTGGAGCCGGAACTAGGACTGACATTGAGGCCGCCCAAAGGCATTTGATCTAACCGTTTCTCTCGACGGCGAAGTAAACCGCATCGGCCTTGTCTGTTAATAGGTCGCCGAGTTCCGGTGTGGCAATCACGGGCTCCACGACGGACGCGACGCTCAAAAACTGCCCGTTGGTATCATGCCGCGCCCATCCGGCGACCTGTTGCTGTTTCAGGAAGGTGCAAGACAGCAAGCACCCGTCGCTGCGCACCGACCAAAGAAGTTTGAACGGCGTTTCCGCCCAGGTGTGCTCGCGTATGGTGAAGTTATCAAACAGGTGCGAGGAGAACATCGTGAGATCGATCGGCTCCGACAGGGCGTAGAGCTGATAGGGCAGATCGTAATAGTACGAGCCCTTCGACGTCACATAGAGCACGTCGTAATTGATCTTGATCGGCGGCAGTAGCGGCGAGCATCCGGTGAATGCAAGCGGCTGTGCGACTTGGCTGCTCGGGCTGATTGGCTGCACATTAGTTGCAAAGCTTCCGGCACCGACCAGGAGCCACGCCGACAAGCCCGTGAATGCTCCAAGGCCCGCCGGCAAGACCACAAAGAATTGGATGCCGTTGACTTGCAAGCTCCATGGCGAGCCTGTGATCGCGTCGGAAGCGATAGTCGGGATCCGGCTATCGAAGTTTTTGAATGCTCCCGGCTGGCTCATGAAATAAGTGTCGGGGTTGTTCAGCGTATTGCCGAACACGCGGCGTTGCTGGAAATAGCTCGGGACGCCGGCATAGGTGCCCGTCTCAGGACCGATCGTCAGATGGCCGGTCGCTCCGCTGCCGTTTCCGGAAATGGAAATAGTATCGGTGCTGGCGTATCCGCCGCCGGCGTCGACAACGAGAAGCGCAACGACTTGATGGTTTGTTATGACCGCTTCGATAACGCCGCCTGATCCGGTTGACGTATTGATCGTGACATTGGCGAACGTGTAACCAGACCCGGCATTGTCAATCGCGGCGGCAATAACCTGTCCGCGTGCGAATGGATTTTTGTGTAGGGGCGGGACTTGCTGAAAGTCTGGAACGATATTGCTGTCCAAAAAC